ACTCAGGGAGCAGAAAAAAGAATAAGGAAACTTATTAGAGAACGTAAAGAACGTGATGAACATATTCAAGCTCTCATCCAAAAAAATGAGGAATTAACTAATAACCTCAGAACAAAAGATAAAGAAGTAAATGTACTAGGAAAGTCTAGTTTAGATGCTTCTGAGAAACAACTAACTGATAAAATAGAACTAGCAAGAGCAGTTTACGCAGAAGCCTTTGAAGAAGGTGATAAAGATAGAGTTCTTAAAGCACAGGAAATGCTTAATGATGCTCAGATAGATCTTAAGAATGTAACTGCTGCTCAGAATAATTATCAGGAGATACAGGAAGAAGTTGCACCACAACAACAGGTACAGCGTCAACCTGCACCTCAAAGGACTGATCCAAGAGCAGAGGAATGGGCTGCTGATAATGATTGGTTTGGTAAAGATAATGTTATGACTGCTGCTGCTCTAGCAATAGATGCAGAGCTAAAAGGAGAAGGGTATGATCCAACAGATCAAGACTTCTATCAAGAAATTAATAAAAGGATTCAATCGGCTTTTCCGCAAAAGTTTGAGGAAAGCCAAAACCGTGTGCAGGAAAATACGTCACAACCTGCTCAAGTAGTATCAGGGGGTTCACGTTCATCCCCAACCAGTTCTAAGAAAGTTAAACTAACAAAAGAAGACGTTAGGTTAGCACAGAAATGGGATATACCGCTTGAAAGATATGCTGCTGAGAAATTAAAAGTTGATGACTCAGATGGCTATACAAATATATTGTAACGTGGGAGATAAAGAATGACAACACGAAATGAAGTACGTAGTAATACAAGTCGAGAAGCCAAGACAAGAGAAGAAGAGTGGACCTTTGAGGAGCCAGATGCCCTCCAAATACCTGAAGAGGTAGAAGCACGATTCAACAATGACGGTCTGTCATTACGTTGGTTACGCATATCTGTAAAGGGCCAAGATGATATCACTAATATTGGCAAGAAACAACAACAGGGTTGGGAATTTGTAACACCTGATGAGGTTCCTGAACTTGCAATTACATCCTTCGTAAGGAAAGAGGGTCGTTATACTGGAACAGTCTGTCGTGGAGACTTAGCATTGGCAAAGTTGCCAACTGGAAAGGTAATGGCTCGAAGGAAGCATTATGAGAATAAGTCTAATCAAATGATGGATGCAGTTAATGCACAACTCATGAAAGGAAATAACTCTCGTATGCCGATTACAAATTCAAGTAAATCAGTAATAACAAAAGGAAGGCAACCGTCTTTTCAAGACTAAGCTTTTTTTTTAACATAGGAGAAACACATGTCTACTACTAAAGCATTTCGTGGCTTTACTCCTGCTCGTATGAAAGGTGGAGGTTACAATAATGAAGCCGTAACCGATATCATTGCTTGGTCATCTACTGGCCTTGCAGGTACACCTACTAACAACATTTTTACTGGTGATCCAGTAGTACTTCCGGGTGCAAACCTAGCTACTATCACACCATTCATTGCTGCAACTCTTAAGCCTTCAGGGGTTTTCATGGGCTGTCAGTATGTTGAAAATGGAGAACAAAAATTCTCACGTTACTGGACGGGTGGAACTAGTGCCTCAGATATTAAGTTTTTCGTCATTACTAATGCCGATCAAACTTATCACATTCAATGTTCGTTAACCTTATCTGCTGCTGAAGCTCTCATTGTAAAGAACTACAATGTAACCGTCAGTTCAACAGCATCTTCAGGAAACACTACAACTGGTCAATCCAGTTACTACCTACTAGCTGCATCTGGTGCTGAAACAGAACAGGCTGCACGGGTTATTGGTAGAGCGCAACTACCTGATGAAGGTGATAGCGATGCATACCCAATCGTTGAAGTATATCTTAACACTCACCGTGATAATTATGTCACAGCAACAGCATCTAGTGCTTAATAGGGAGGATTTATTATGGCTATAAATAGAGCTAGTATTAGTAAAGAACTCCTTCCCGGCTTAAATGCTGTGTTTGGAGTTGAGTATGGAGAAGTTAATGATGAGCATAAGCCTCTCTATGAAATTGAAAACTCAGATCGTGCTTTTGAAGAAGAAGTACTATTCACTGGATTTGGCTCTGCGCCAACTAAAGGTGAAGGTGCTGCCGTTACTTATGATGACGCACAAGAGAGTTATGTAGCCCGTTATACGGCTGAGACTGTAGCATTGGCATTTGCCATTACAGAAGAAGCAATGGAAGACAATCTTTATGATACGTTTGCCAAGCTTCGTGCTAGAGGTCTTGCCCGTGCAATGGCTAACACTAAGCAGGTTAAAGCTGCAAACCTATTCAACAATGGTTTCTCAGATACTATTGGTGATGGTGCTGCTTTCTTCTCTGCTGCACACCCAACCATCTCTGCTGGTAATCAGAGCAACTTAGCTGCTGCTGCTGACCTGTCAGAGGCTACACTTGAAACCATTCTAACGAACATCCAAAAGATTACGGATGATCGTGGTATCTTAATTGGTGCAAGTGCTAGAAGTCTACACATCCCAGTTGACTCTTGGGCGATTGCAGACCGTGTTTTGTCTAGCCCCGGTAATACTCAAACGAGTGCTGCTGCTGCTAACCCTAATACGAATGCAATCAATGCTACTCGTCACCTTGGTATGCTACCTGATGGTTATTACATCAACCGTAGGTTCACAGATACTGACGCTTACTTTGTCAAGACTGACGTACCTAACGGTGCTAAGATGTTTAACCGTACCCCACTTCAGACCAAGATGGAGCCAGACTTCGATACTGGTAATCTTCGGTTCAAGGCACGGGAGCGTTATAGCTTTGGTGTTTCTGATTGGCGTGGTTACTTCGGTAGCGCAGGTTAATTAATATATGGGGGAGAGGTGCAAAGCCTCTTCCTCATTATTATAAGGAGATGATATGAGTACAAATATTAAAGCAGCTACCAATACAAGTATTAATGGTGAAGTTAAAACTCTGTTTAGATATGTAGATAGTAATGCAACTGTAGGTAATAATGGAACAGGTAACAACCGTCCAACCACTACAAGAATTTTAGCTGTACATACTTACTCTACATTAGCAGGTGAAATAGAAATTACAGGTGCAAGGCAGATTACAAATAAGACTGCTAAAGGCACAGCTATACGATACAGAGTTGGAGCTACGGATTCTAATGATATGTATATAGGAGAATTAGGCATAGGTGTAAATGGAGTAGTTTGTTGTAGCACTTCAGGTACAGGAACAATGCTTCCAACAATTACTTTATATGTAGGTTAGTATGCCGAATTACTCTTACTTAAAGACAGACTTAATCAATACGACTGAGAATGATTCCACTGAGTTTGCTACTCAGGTGTCTACGATTATCTATAAGACAGAGCTACGTATGATTAAAGATCTTGATGATGCTGGATTAAATGAGTACACAACAATATCTGTGTCTTCTGGTAATGCAGGAACTGTGTCTTTAAGCGACAGAGCTAGAATTGTTCGCAATGTAAACTATAAAGTTAGCACAGGAACAACAGTAACAAATCTTCTTCAAAGGACAGTAGCCTATGTAAACGACTATTGGCCTGTAAGTGCATCTACAGGAACGCCTAGATACTATACAAGGCGTAATAACTCAAGTATAAAAATAGTCCCTACTCCAGTTTCAGCACTTACAGTTGAAATACAAACACAGTCATCACCACTCCCTCTAGCATCTGCTACAGGTACGAGTGTAACTATAAGTAATTATCTTAGTGAATATTGTTATGAAGCTCTCTTTGCAGGATGCATGGTAGAAGCTACAATGTATATGAAAGATTGGAATACACTTCCCATATGGCAAGGGGAATATCAGAATGCCATAGCAACACTACGTAACCAAGCTAGAAGGACACGACAAGATGATATGGCTGTAGCTGCATCTCCTGCTGGTGGTCCTGATACAATTACACAGGGAGCAAGTTAATGAGCGATGAAAAAATACCAAGTAGAAAGGGAAAAGTAAGTACTACTGAGGAAATACGAAGAATGAGAAATAAACGTATTGTTCCTGATATGAAAGCAATGAAAAGATCAAGAAATTCTGATGGTAAGCTGTATCTTAATGCTGATCATCCTTCTGTAACAAAAAATGAAGTAAAAAGATTTAACAAAATATTTTCACAAGGAACTGGTGCTGGTTCTGCACCTCATACTTTAAGTGAACGTCAAGTACACAATGCTTATTCTATGATGAAAAAAAAATTCGTTAATCCTGATGGTTCACCTGATAATCTTACAAATAAGGAAATTAAAGATTTAACATATCGTAAAGGACAAACAGGTGTTCGTGTGAATCCTGTCCCTAAAAAAATAAAACAGTCTAAAAAAATGGGCGGTGGTAAAGTTTATAAATATAAAAAAGGAACTAGTGATAAAACTATTATAGGTAAAAATAAAGGTATGCGAGGGTCTGAAAAACCATCTTCTTTAGGAGCAGATAAAACAAAAGGAATTGATCCTAAATTTCCTAGTAGAGTAAAAAAACAAAATGAACAAGGAATGAAAGAGGCTGCAAATATACTTAAACAAGCTTCAGATCAAAAATTAAACAGTCCACCTCCAAAAAATAAAGGTCTTAAAAAATTACCTAAAAATGTTCGTAATAGAATGGGATTTAAAAAACACGGTGGTAAAATTACCTATCGTATGAGTGGTGGTCAAGTTGTAGCAGGATCTTACGAGTAGAGTTAACATGTCTACACCTTTAAAAGATTATACAGATAAGTTAAAAGATCCAAACTCAACTGATAGAGATATTAAAAGAGTTTATAAAAAATATCTTAAGTCTTTAGTAACTAAACCAAAAAAAAGAGGTGGTCAAGTTATAGAAGGCATATATAAAAATGGTTAGTCGAGCAAGCGCAAGGCAACAAATTATGAAGCCCGGAAAAAAAGATAAAAAACCTAAGTTAGGTACGGGTAAAAGATTTAAAAATCTTTCTTCTAAATTAAAGAAAGAGGGAGTTAAAAATCCAAAAGCTCTAGCAGCTTGGATAGGTCGTAAAAAATATGGTAAAAAGAAAATGTCAAAAATGGCTACAAAAGGAAAGAAAAGGAGAAGTTAAATGGGTGGACCGATAGCACAAATCCCTACTCCAGTAGATCTGGATAAGGTACTTGGAAGACCAACGGGACAGGGCTATGGTGCTGCTCGTAAAGGACCAAGTGTTACAGGTAAAGAAAGTGATGTAGTAGTTGAAGAAGACTACTCTCAAG